CCGCCGCCGCCTTTGCCGCCGACTTCCTCAGTGGTTGTCGTTTTGGTCTCCTTGAAGCGAGCGGACCAAATAAGGTTGCCGCCAACTCTCATGATACCATAAAGTTCGCCCACCACGGCCCCCTCGGTGGACTGCATGACGGTAATCTCTTGCAGCTGGGGGCCCTCATTCCGAATAGCCGGAGTGAGGGAGGCGATAATCATGTTATCAATGTAGCCACCAATAGTGGCACCGATCATGCCCCCGATGGACGCAGCAGTGAGCGTTGCCCCGAGAATGGTAATACCGCCCCCGATGCTCGCGCCAACCGCCGTGCCTACAAGTCCAAGGGCAAGTGTTGCCATCGTTTAGTCCTCAACGTCAGGAAACTTGAAGGCGGCTACGACCTTAGGCTCCCATCGATTTCCAAGGGTCACCTCATAGACTTCACGTCCGCTATGAGAGTGCACCATTTCTGTTTCAGTGGTCATGATGCCGCAGTGCCAAGCCGCCAGTTTGGGGTGGGTTCTGAACACCAGGACAACGCCGGGGCCCCGAGTTTCCTTGGGGACTTCGACCAGGTACTTCCTAGCAGCTTGGAGCATGGTTTCTCGCCCAGTGGATGCTCTCGGCGGACGGCCACGATAGACGGGGGTCTTGATCGGCTCGTCTCCAGTAACCTCTGCGTGAATACCGCGAAGAAGTCCCAGACAATCGCATCCACGGCCCTTAACTGCCGCCATGTTATGATACGGTGTGCCGATCCAGGAACGAGCCAGTGTTACAATATCCTCAGCTTGCATTTAGGGCCTCCTCAGCTATTAAACAGTGAGCCTCCGTCCAAGTTGTCGTCGCCCTGTTTGGGGTAGAACAGCAACATGTCAGGCCCTGGAATGAGATTGAAGCCCCTAAAATTGGCTATATTGTTGAATTTGTCGTTGCAAGTTTCCGCATCCTGCTTACATCCAATGGTGATATTGAAGGTATCGGAAACAGCAATATCTGCAGGCATTGGCTGCCATAGCTCTATCGTGACCACACTGCCTGAATAATCATGGAGTTTCACCTCCATAGCAATGGTGTCATTGTTTCCAGACGTCCAAGTCACTACACCGGCAGTGAACCAATCGTCAGCAAATCCCGTCAGGCCAGTCGCGGTGAACACTCGGTTGCTGCTCACACTGTCAACAGTGCCCGAACCTTTATTGGCGGCTAGTTCGAGGTCGATGCCACACTTGGAGTCACCGACAATAGCATTGCAATAGCGCTGATACTTGCGTCCAGTTCTCTGCTGAAGCATATTGGACAGCCCGCGCATTTCTGCAGAGAACATAACCCCATGCCGTTTGACTTCGCCAATGTACCCCTTATTTATGACGTGGCGCTGGGACACATCGCTCCAGTTAACCCAGTAAACTTCCACAACGGCGTTGTCATAATGGCCCGCAGCCAAATCAGCCTCGTTGATACTCTCGGAGGACAGAGCGCCCTCAACTTCCATATTGTCAACTGCCAGCCCCATGCTAGCAGAAAACTGGGAAGCCGTGAACCCTGTTGCCGCCTCATAGGTCACACTATCAAAGGTCAAGTCATTGTCGTGATCGGTGAACCCCTGGATAGTTCCGTCATTACGAATAACTTTCCAGCAGTAAACCATCTTGGTGGCTCGACTGTCCAAGTGAGTTTGAAGTTCAGTTGAAAGAGATTTTACCATATTATAAGAAATCTCGCGCCATCAAAGCTTTTATGGCTCGTGCCCACATCATGTTTCCCTTTTCGTTAGGGTGAACATAATCACGAGATGCCGTAAACTGGTCCTCGGTACTCCAGGGAACAACTTTCCAGTAATTAGTATCAATTGTGTAACCAGTGTCTCCGTCGAAGGTCGGAGCTAAATCATAGAATTGAACGTTGGAGCCTTTGGTATTAACCATGTCCTTATAGGCGTCCCGGTGTGCCAACACAGCAGTCCTAAAGACTGTTTCAGGCGTGATAATACGCCCTTCGGCAGGAAGGTTCTGTCTACGAATAGGGACATTTACTGGAGGAGTGGAAAATCCAAGCACGACGATCCTTGTACCACTCCGAGCGGCTAGTATCTTGTCGATGATGGTACCAGTGTCGGCTGCAGCAGCGTCAGGAGACTTGTTAGACAGGTCATTCCATCCGAGCTGAACGAAGACAACGCAGTTTGAACCAGTTGCATCAACACCAGTCGCAATAGATCCAACATTAAATCCGTTGTCTGTGAGATAGAAATCAAAATCAAAGTCTCCTGCGCCACCATTGGCAGCAGGGTTCCAAAAAGCGTTATCACGTCCGCTTTTATTAGCAAGGGTCAAATAATCTTCGGCAGACCACCCGCCACGTCCCTCATGTCTTACTGCGTTGAGCCCCACGGTTCCCCGGAAATGAACTTTGGTTAAGCCCCAGCTTGTGAAGTAAGTATCTCCAGAGAGCGCACGGTCTCCTGTGCCTGTAATTTGCCAAGAAAGTTCGTTAGGCCAGTCTTTGTAGCTTCCACCCACATTTGCCCCGGTGCCCTCTGTAGTGCTATCCCCCAAACAAATTACATTTAGGTCACTTGCTGGTTCAGAGCCTATAGGATAAAAGCGGAAACCAATTTCGCCGAAATTAAGGCGGGCTTTTCCATCGTCAACTAGAGTCTCAAGGTGGTAGTGCTGGACAGCTCCTCCAGAGTTGTCGAGGATGACGCCCCGCTCGGTGGCGCTCTCACAGGACAGGCTGACGGGGAAGCGCCGGGCAACCAAGAGCGAGCGGGGGAACACAGGTGTCTCCTCCCCGGCCACGCCCAGCACGTCCTCTGACACCAAGGCGAGGGGCTGCTCAATGTGGTGGGTCAGCACCCCCCAGGCCTCCCGCACACCATTTTCATTTGCCAGGGCTGACCCAAAGCGGGCATACTTCACGCTGGGGTTTGTGATGGTGACCTCAACCTCCCCATCGAACGTTGTAGACTGGCTGTGGAGGCTCGCGACATGGTCCCCGAACTCATCGAGCCCGATGACGTTGGGGTAGGAAGACGAATTACCGCCCACGTTGATGATAAACTTCTGACCCTGAAAAACACGGACAAGTCCGGTCATGCGCCAACCATCAGATGTTCCCCAGACACCCCCGGCTTCGTCATAGAACGTAGGTGTAGTCCCCATGTAGTCAAACAGATTGACCGTCTTTCCAGGTACATGTTGCCGGAACAGAAAGCCCTGTGGAAAGGCCCCCTGCTGCCCAATGGGGTTGGTCACTACTACGTACCGACAGCCTGTCACATGGTCAGAGGGGACCACCTCCTCCCGGAGCGAGGTCATGTCATACCCGCCCAGCCTCTCCATGTTGCCATTGTAGAAAGTCACGTTGAAAGTCCCAGTAGTAAAGTCGGACAGGCGGTCAACCCGTATATCAAGAGGCATGTTCTCATCAACCGGGACTGCCTCTGACGCCTCATAGTTGACATTGGACTGGAACACCCCGGAAGTATTAATGTATCCCTCGCGGATGCGGGATGTATCTCCCCAGTTGGGGCCCAAGCCAAGTATAGCTCCTGTCAGAGGTGCCGGAAGCCCTTCCTGTAATACTGAAGGTTTATCCCTCTTAAACCAATTATTTATATAGGTTGAGGTACTTGCGTTATCAATTATTGCAATAAGCTGGTCACCTACTTCAAAGTTTTGCCCGTCTATAGTACCTGAGGTAGTAATTTCCCAAAGATCGCCCGCAATTGAATTAGAAGGAAAACTTCCGCTAGAAGCATCTAGTTCACCTTTTAGAGTATATGGAGAAGAAACTGTTTCTAGAGCGGATACTCTTGATACAAGTCCAGAAGCTTCGCCGCCAAGTAGAGTGTTTAAGTCAACAGTAGTAGTCATATTCTTAGCCTTCTGTTATTATGGCACGGTTATTATACCAAACAACTGAGTTATCATAAGTAACTATAGTACTAAGATCCACACCCATATTACTCAGCCAGTCCAAAGTTATTTGAGTTTGGGTTTCGATCGATATAACTCCAAGTCCTGTTTTAATTTCAAGTATATCAATTTGAGGTGCGCTGCCTGCGTTAAATAAATCAACGGTTATATCAATATGATCTTGGGCAAAGCGTACTGGTACATCAAATTCAAAACCTGCGGTAATTACTCCAGATGGGATATAGCCAATATATACCAAACCGGTCTCATTGTCAACATAAAAATCGCGACCTTCGACCAACAAAAAACCATCTTCAGCTAGCATTACCGTTCCAATAACAGGCTTTACTATTTTCCGAGTATATTGCGCCGGGCCTGAAGTATAAGTTTTAGTGAGCTGATATACAGTTGTTTCTCCATTAACTAAAGTCAGAGTCTGGTCTAAAGCTGAAACATCCGAATTTGGAACTCCAGATTTATAATCTGCCCAGTCTTTCCACCGGAAACCATACAGACGGCCTAAGCGCGCCTCAAAGAAGGCTAGAACGTCATGCAAGTCATTGATGTCCCGAATGCCCAAGCCGGCATCGTACTCACGACGACTGTCCGCCCACACAGAATTCCGTTCCTCATAGCCAGAACGCAGGGTAACAATATCGGTACGACGACGCGGGCCCCCGGAGGACCCACGACTGATGGTAGTCGGGAATTGAACTTCGTGAAAATCAGCCATCAGCTATTCCTTTGACCGCGGGCCAGCATACGCTGGGCTCGGGCTGCCATTTGGCTCTCAGACCGGCGGAAGCCTTCTACATCTGGGGTGCTGATCTGGAAGATTACTGTGTTGCCCCCGTTGCCACTCTCTTTGCCCGCAGGAGTTACCTGCACACGTTCACCACGAGAGGCACGGAATGCCACCACGTTCTTGTCGACACCTCCGGTTCCGCCAACCATAAAGTCGGCACCTTCGTTGAACCCAGGCAGAGCTGCTGGCAGCAAATTGCCCAGTATACCACCGAAGAAGTTCTTCAACGGGGCGATAATCATCATTTGGATGCCAATACGGGCAAGGTCCTTGATAACTGAGGAGGCAAATTCATTGAAGTTGAACGTGCCAGTCTCCACAAAGTTATTGAGGGCCTGTTCCAAGTTGTCAAAAACCGCATCGCTCACATCATTTATGAGCTCCATACGCCGCTCAAGAGCCGCAAGAGCGTTCACGCGTTCCTCAATGAGAGCAATGTCCTCTTTGTTGAGGATGGTGCTTTCTTGTTGGGCGATACGCAGAGCCTCTTGCAGGAGACGTTGCTCCTCCATGCCCTGGTTGTTGCGCATGATGTTGCTGTAGCGGGTTTCCAGCTCCTGATTTATAAGCTGGATGGTGTTCAGATACTCCTGCGATTGGCCAGTGCGATCGGTGGCGTCCATGAGGCTCTGGCCCCGAGGAGTGACAGTGACTTGCTCACCTTTGGAGGCCCAGAACGAAATGAGGTTCTGGTCAATGCCACCGTTTCCGCCAACCGTGAACGAGCCACCGGAGTTGAGAGTTGCAAGACCATTGGTACCAATCTGGTCACGAGTTACGCCAGCGGAGGCAAGCACGATCCCGCTACCACCGCCCTGAAGTTCGGTGTTACCAATGATCGAGGCCGCCGCCGCTGCCCGTACGAGTTGGTCCGCAAACTCGCGTGCACCCTGTTCAAGGGGAGTGAAGTTGATACGATCGAGAGTGGCTTGAGTATCCCCAGCAGCTGCTTCTGCACCCTGCATGGGTTCCCGGAACCGTTCAGCCTCGTCTGCCAGCTCCTGCAAACGCTCAGCATTGGCTCCGAGAGCCTCTAGCATGCTACTCTCCAGGTCACGAGCGTCTTGCAAAGCATTGAGCAGGTCAGCAGTATCCGAAATCCAGCTAGACCCACGAACAATATTGCCTGCCAAACGAGCTGCTTCTAGACCGTCGCGCAGGGCCTCAAGAGCTTGAACTTTTTCGGGCAAACTTTGAGCTTCAGCAGCGGCCTGTATCTCAGCATCCAGCCCTCCGATTGCCTCAGCTATATTGGCAAGTTGCTCCTCAGCCTGCTGCAACCACAGTTCTGCCTGAGCAGTGGGCTGCTGAGTAAGATCATCAGGAAGGGCGTCCATAGCAATGGCCAAGTCCTCAGCAGCTGCAGTGATCTCAGGGCCCGCGCCGCGTACGCGTTCAATGGCCGCATAGAAATCATCGATAGAGCCAGTACCATCCCGTACTGCTCTCAACAATTCCCAAATACGCCCAATCTCAGCATTGTCAAACTGCACACCAAAAATGCCTGTATCCGGGTCCGGACGAACCTGCGCCCCGCCGCGTTCCCAAAGCTCAGACATGGTACGTGACAAGTTATTGGCGTTAAATAGCCCCGAACCTTCCAAATCAGCTTCAAGGTCCCGAATTTCGGATTGCAGAGTAGCAAGTGTAGCCTGCAATTCAGCACGAGACTGGCGAAGCATAGCCTCAGTGGTCAGATTGATAACCCCACCAAGCTCTTCTTGTTCCTGACGGGCAATTTGGACGTGCTCATTGTATGTTTGAAGGGCAGACGCACCATCGTTCATGACCTCGTTGAGCCGCTCAATCTTATCTGCCGCGCTTTCAGTATTTTGGTACACCCAAAATGCGGCGCCAGCAAGCAAAGCAAGGCCGCCGACGATAGGACCGCCCATGAAGCCCATAGTTGCGCGCAGTCCAGCGGCGGCAGTTCCAAGTAAACCAACATTGGTGGCCATTTGACCAACGAGTGCAATTTTGCCCGCGGTAAAGGCTACGCCCCAAGCAATACCCAATGAGAACAGAAAGTCTGCAAGTGGCTCAATGTTATCTGCAATGAGGATGATTGCATCCGCCAGGGTTGACGAGATGGCCTGAGCTTCCTCGGAAGTCGAGATGTATTCAGTGAGCTTGTTCCGGAACACCGTGAGCGCCTGACTGATTGTCGGTTCCGTTTGGGCAAACATATCCGCAATCATCGGATACTGAGACATGATGGCTTCGAAGAATTCCTGCGAAGAAACATTGCCCTCAATGACTTCTTGACGGAGGCGAGCAACAGAGCCACCAGTCCGCTCAATACCTCGAGCGGCTGCCAGGGCCAATGGATACGCACCTTCAAGGATCGAGTTGAATTCTTCAGCCCGCACAATGTCTGTACCAATGGCCTGTGACAGCTGGATTAGAGCGCCTCGAGCGGTTTGGGCAGTCGAGCCCTGGACCGCAAGGCCCATACCAACAGCTTCCACAAAGCGCAGGACTTCCTCTTGGTTCACGCCAAGTTCACCGGCAGCCATCATACCTTTTTGGAACACCGCACTGAGTTCCTCGATGGGCGTTCTTGTCCGGCGAGCAATATCATAGAGCTCGCCCATAACAGTAGTAGCCTGATCGAGGTCTTCGCTCACGATGTTGATGCGGTTGGAAACCACAGTTGCGCTATCAGAGAGGCGCATAAGCTCCATAGCCACAAAGGCGCCACCAAAGGCGCCCACATACCGGTTGAGGAGCAGGAACGGTCTGCGGGCGCCCCGGGCCGCAGTACCCGCAGTATTGACACCATCTGCCAAATTGTGGGCCCCACGAGCCGCACGCTCCGCATCCGCAGCGAACCTGTTCACCTCTGGAAGCGTAACGATATTGGGGATCGTTGGCGGAAGTCCAGTGGAACGATCCCGCACGTTGTTTCTATTGATGAATTCCGTTTGCATAGAACGGACGGTCCGAAGACGGGCAATAACGTCGTTCAGCTCTTGTTCTGCTTGGCGGAACTCCGCCACAGCGTCCCATTCAACATCGGTACCCATTTCTCGACGCGCATTGCGGAGATTGGTGCCAATCTGCACCAGGGCGGCATTTGCTTCGTTGAGCGGAGTGTTCAGCCAAGCAGCGCGAGAACGTGGAGCCGCCAACGCGGTACGCAGAGACTGGATTTGTTCAAGGGCTTGACGGAGTTGCGTGGTCGGGGTAATAGCCCGCAAGGACGCCCGGAGCTGGTCCAGTTCGCTCTCGGCCCGATCTGAGGCCGTTGCCAGGTCCTCGATATTCCGCTTGACCTGACGGGTGCCACGCTCCGTGACTATGATGTCTATGCGTTCAGTAGGCATCAGGGCCCCCCGCCGAAGTCGTCAAAAATCTTATTCCGCCGAACCTCCAACCGTGCCAAGTCAATGGAACGGCGTACGAAGCCCGCGGCCTGCTGTCGTGAGTGCCCTTGGTCGCGCGCCTCAATATAGTATACGGGGTTGGAGATGTGGAAAGACACTCCGCCTGCAGCCTCGGATACTCCGGCGTCTAGGAACGCCTGCAAAAAACCTGCCGAAGGCGCCCGATCAACCCGAGCATAGGCATCTGCAATAGCGGCTGCGGCATTTCGGGTCTCACTGATACCCAACCGGCGCCCAGGAGCGAAGGCAGGCCGGACAGACGCGGGTGAAGCGCCTGTTCCGACCTGCCAGTTTGACCGTGCGACCCCGCGATCGACCGGTGTAGAACGAATGAGCGAGCCAACAAGGACCTTGGCAACTTTACGGGGAGTGGCATGGCTCCAGCGGCCAACTTGGTAGGCGCGAACCCGCAACCTCCGTCCAAGTTCTCCGAAACCCTCTGCCACGTCACTTACCCCCGTTTTCTTTCTCTGCCTTCTTTCGCCGATATTCCAGCAGAGTGTTGTCCAAGTTCCTAACGTGGAACATCACGTCATCAGCCAGCTCTCCCGTTACGTCCTCGTCTCGACAAAAGGCCCGAATTGCTGATCCAGGTATCGGGCCCTCCATTCGTTCTGAGGATAGCTCCTGAAACGCCTTATAAAAAAATCCCAGGCCAAGGGGTATTTCAGGAGCATTTGCGATGGGGTCCGGAAGAGGCTGGTTGGACCTCATCGCAATCTTGATGATCTGTTCCTCAACTGGTCCTTGTTCCAGCTGGTATATGAGGAACTCGGTTAGGCGTTTCCCTCCTCTTCCCGGCGCGTCTGCAGGAACAGAGCTTCCTTGCCCGACTGGATGCGCAGGTCATTGTAAAGGTTCTGCAGCTCTTTGTGCTGGAGTACTTTGAGCACATTCTCCCAAGAGAACGGCAGCAGTTCGCCGGTGTCCGGGTCTTCCACACCCTGTTTCCAGTTTTCGCTGGAAGCATCGGGGTTCCCATCGGCATCGACCAGGACTTCCCAGTTCAGAACGACTGCCCGTGCCAGGGCTTCCTTCATGATCTTCTCGGAGATTTTCTGGTCCAGCGTCTCCAGCTGAATGGCACGACGATAGGGCTTCGTCAGAGCTTCCAGCAGACGTTCGTAGGATTTGTTCGCCCCGCCAGCACGCGCAATGGTGACACGGAACGGACCATAGTCCAGTTCAACGCCTTCCTGCTCTGCTGCAGTGTCCGAACGGAAGGAACCATAGCCCCCACCAGTTTTCTTTTGCTTTGCCATTAGTTTGCTCCTCTATTGGCTTGTGGTTGTGGAGGGCCCGAAGGCCCTCCGTTGGAATTCTTACGCCTCAGCGGCGTCAGGCAGATAGTCGAAGAAGCTCATCACGATGGTGTGACCGAGGTTCTCGTTCACGTCATAGCCATCCGCAGCCATCATACCCAGGGGAATAGTCACCGCCTGGTTCAGCTCCACGTTCAGCCGGCCATCATCGAGAGCCAGCAGAGGCAGATCGAAGGCGAACCCGGCGTTTTCCTTGACCACGCAAACATCCAGGGTCACATCGGAGTTGTTCCGCAGTGCGTCCAGGGCGTCAGTGTTCTGGAAGTAGGCCGTCACATTGCCACCAACCTCGAACGTGCCTGCCGTGGCCTCGAAAGCACCGAGGGTACCAACAGCCTTGTTCATGGTGATGTTGTTGTTGATGGTCAGCCGGATTTCCGTCACGTAAGCGAACAAGGCGTCCACGTATTCATCGGTGTCGCTGGTCAGGCCCATACGAATGCGCGTCACGTGGGTAGACGTATTGAACGCCTTGCCCGTGGTCAGCGTCGGACGGGTACCAGTCTTGACACCTTCAGTGGAGTCATTCGTCTCGTAATCGGTGCCCATGAAGCCCATGTCCACCATGATCTTGTCCGCGGTGTCAATCGCCATAGTCATCTCGTTGGGCACGGCGCCAACGATGTATTCTGCCTGCGTATCCGACGGAGCGGAGTCATCCGGTGCACCCAGTTCGCGTTCCAGCTGGTACGTGGTGCGGGTGATCGAAGTGCCTTCCTGGTTCTTCAGGGTCCGCCCAAAGAACATCTGGATGGTCTTGGAACCACCAGCATCAGTAACCATCTGGCCCGAGGCTTTGTCGAGGGTAACCGAATTGGCCCCGTCAGTGTTGCGGATACGCACCCAGCCGTTATTCGTCGCAGTGGCGAATTCCGTCACAGCCGTGTCCCCGCCTATGTAGATCAGCTCGCCATCAACCAGGGCCAGTTCCGTAAGGTCCTTGGTGGTGGTAGAGATAATCGGCAGATCGCCCGATGCATCAATTTCCGCATCGCCGGAGGCAAACTGGTGACCCACACGAACGATCTTGGCGCCCGAGGGTGGCGAAGCTTCAGCGGTCAGACCCGAACAGAGGACGGCACCCGCGGCCACACTGGTCACGGTCTTCAGTCCGTTGTTGGCCGAATTGGTGAAACCCGAAGCGAAGATCAGGTCGTTGGCGGCAAAATCGCTCTCATCGGAAACCGTGTACTGGGTTGCCGTAACTGCCGTGGGCTCTTGCTTGCCCTTCTCGACGAACTCATCGAACACGAAGCCCTGGAACAAGTCCTGGATGTTCGATTGGGTCATATCGATATTGAACCCGCCGGCGCTTTCGAGGTCGGTCAGAACCCCTTTGTACCGCGAACGCTTGTTGTTGATCGGGGTGCGCGCCGTTTTGGTGAAGTTCCCGCCGAAGTCATTGTAGGAATTCGGGTCCAGAGGGAACCAGGT